CCAAAAAGCTTTCTTTTCTTTTAAATATCTTGTAATCTTTTTAGATACTCCTTTTACTCTTTGACCCTTGTAAACAACTTTAGGATATTGACGAGTGTAATACCAATCCTCTCTATCTTTATATTGCTTATAATAGTCTTTAGTCCAAGAATGATAATCTTTGGGTGTATGAGTTCTTTTATAAGAAACAATATCCACCTCTGTATCATAAGGCACAACAGGGTTATTTGGGGATTTATGGTAATCCGTTATTATAACTGTATGCTCTATAACTTGTTCTTTATCTAATTCTTTAACTATTTTTGTTGGTTTCATAAGTACCTCTGTATACTATTATACCACGAAATCATCTAAGAATCAAATCAGTACAGTTATCGTATGCCCCTAAAAGTATAATAAGAAAGGCTACTATAAGGAATGTTCTCATAGCATAATCCTTTTGCTTCCTTTGTTTCCTTTTCCTCTTTATCCAATTAGGAATCATCTTGTTTGAAAGTTTCTTCATTTTTCCCCCACTTTTCTGCATGGTCTTTATCCATTTCTTTTTTATAAATATTCGCTACCCACACTCCATCAGTCAATTCAAAGTATACACTATCTTCCTTGTTCGTGTCAAACCACCTGTCTGCATCTTCTTGATTTATCTCGATAACTTCTATCCCATCTCCATCTAATTTAGTTGAATCAGAAACAAATGCTTTCCCTTCTCTAACACGACTGAATGCATGATTCTCATCTTCTGCTTTTATCACATAAGTATCTACTATAATTTTATTTACACATACTTTATATAAGGGCATTAGGATCAAATTTCCTGTTGGATTTTCCTATAATTACTCTCATTAGATTTTCTGAGTTAACCCCTGTTAAATTACACCACATCTTTCCCCCTGCTGACTTTAAATATGCAAGTCCCTCTTCCTCTATTCCTTCTCTTATTACTGTCCCTATCAACCCCATATGTTGAGAAGTCCTGTCAGCATGTTCCTTCGTTATCCTTATTTTACCCATATACTGCTCCTAATATAAATCCTATCATAAATCCTAAACCAAATACTATAGAAAGCATACTTCCTAATAATCCTAAAAATAATCTTCTGTACCAAAAAGTATTTTTTATTTTAAACATCTATATCCTTCCCTATCGTTTTATGCATATCAACAGTTTCATCTTTTATTAAAATTGTTTCACCTTTAATATGCTTTGTATCTTTTTTAATTATAACAGTTTCATTTAAAAGGTCAACACTAACTTTTAAAATATCTTGGGAAATGAAGTAGATTCTGAAATTAATCCACCCTAAAACAAGTACTGCAATGAGGTTAATCAAGAGATTAAGCCCCATAAATATTACAATTAAATCCATTTTCTTACCTAATCTTACCTATAATTCTATTACATTTGGTACATCTTATCAAAGTATTTTGATACGAAGTTCTGCTTTCCCATACTTCTAATTCCCATTTCTTACAATTAGAAATTAAACAGGGTAGGGGAAAACCACTTTTAATAAATTTTGCCCAAGAGAAGCCACTCATTTTAAACTCGTCTTCCTATAGAAGTCTTGTTTTTCTTTGCTTGTGGGGTAGTCTTCTTATGTGCTTTGAAGGTATAAGCTTTTCTTTTCCCTACTTTCTTATCTCTGTTCTTCCAATTACTCATTATCTTCTTCGTCTTCTTCTGTGACTTCAGCTTCTATATTAAATCTTTTGTAGATTTCATGAGCAGTTGGGGGTCTTGAGATAGAAGCTTTGTTAAAGAACACAGTTTCTCCTATCAATTCCTTAAATTTGTCGTAGAATGAATACATAAATACTCCTAATCTGATAATTTTATTCGTAAAAACTCATCTAGTCTTTCTATATTATACTGTATTTGAGCCACTTTTTCCTCTACAGCATGTAATCTTTTCTCTAATTCGTCTACTCTCGCTGTATATTCTTCGTGTCTTTGAATCATATATTGCATTACATTTGCCATTTTATTTTCTCCCACTTAGGTTTTAATTTTTTATCAAATACTTTTAAATATCTATGTTTCCTTGTCCTATCTCTCCACTCTCCTTCTAACCCTTTTACCTTACCCCTAGAATGTTTTAGATAACTTCCTTCAGATGTTTTAATATAAAAATCTTTCTTAGGGGCAGTAAGCCCATAGTAATCGAAACTTAAAGCTCTATATATTATACCACTATGATAATCAGTATCAGCATAACTTAATAAAGCCCTTACTTTTCCCTGCTTCTTTAATTCCTTTATACATCTAGCTACAAACCAAGAAGTAATATTATATTCCTCTTCCTGTGTTTTAGGATGCATACATAACCTACTTAATTCGTAAAGACCTTCTTGGTCTTCCCTGTCTAATCCAAACAATCCTTTTGATAATTCAGGTACAGGAAAGCCTGTAAAAATACAGACTCCCCTTAACGACCCTTCTTCATCAAATAAACCAAAATTAATTCCTGATTTAAAACCTCTGCTTAAAGATGTTAAGTAATGAAACTTACTTAATACTTCTGAGGCTTCATGTTTAGTAATTAAATCTATGCTGAAGTTTTCTTTACTCATACATAACCTTTATTATCGTCACTCTCATACTCATAAAGTTCCTTAAGTTCCTTAATCGAATCTCCGAATTCCCTCACACAATCATGACATCTAATAGAACTTAATAGAGTTTCACACAGTTTTAAATGTCTTTTTAAAACCTGTCCTCTATCACATTGATTTGCCATAGCCAATAACTCTCTAGTTTTAACTAACCTTTCTTTTAGTTCACTAACAGTATATTGTCTATTTAGTATCTCGTTTATTTCGTCTTCGTATTTACTCACAAGTAATATCCTATTGTTGCTAATATAAGTAAACACCATAGTGGTGTTAAATTTCCCATTAAGTTCTCCCAAACTAAATTTGTAATAAAAACATTATATCTGAATCAATCTAGCTTTGTCAATACATAAAAAAATTCCCTTCAACTTGTAAGAAAGCCAAAGGGAATTTTCATCTTATTTAAATATTAATTATTTACAGGTACAACCATCACCACAATCACTACATACAGTTATCATTGGAATTGCTCCCATAGATTTCCATGTCGCAGCCCAAGTGATCTTTTCCACCTGTTCCTGCTCTTTCTTAGTTATTTTACCATCGAAAGAACATTTAATTAAAAGTCTTAAAGCACTAATTATACCACCGACAAAAGCTCCGATAATCGCAGTAACGATAAGTATAACCATTCTAAAGGGGAGTAAAGGTAAATTCATAATGCCTCCGTTATTCATTTTCTAAAAGTTTCATTGATAGAGCAATTACACCACCTGTACAACCTGTAGTAACTTCTATATGACCAAAGTAAAGTCCTGCTCCACCAAGTATGGACAGTAATACTAAGGCTATAAAAATTTGAGGTTTAAAAGGTGACATCTTTGATCTCTTTCCTGCGTTTCTTTTATTCATTTGTTGTTAATGAATCTAATGTTATTCCGTTAACTATACTATTAAGTACTTCTCGGTATCCTATTATTGCTAATATAGTTGTCCCTGCTACTGCTGTAGCTAATAACGATGCTTTCCATTTTTTCATAATACTCCTTCCCACATACAATTACATTCTTCATTTATACTATCTTCTATACATTCAAATTCGCATTCCCACATACAATGGTCTATACTGCAAACTCCTAAATCACACTCTGCGAGAGCCATATAATCATCTGTTACTGCCCACATGGTTAGTTCCATTCAAAACTCGATGTTTCCGGATTGTATTTAGGGGCTATAGGGGCAGCTAGACCAGCTAATATTCCTGCAGCCCAGCCAAGATTTCCTATACCTGCTTTCTTAGATTTCTTCTTCTTCTTAAATCTCTTTTCAAATTCTAGAAAGGTTTTAGTTATTGAGATTGTATTTGCTTTTTTTCTAGATTTGTTTTTATCACTTGTTTTAAAAGTTGAAGCATCTTCATCATGTTTATCTCCAAGCATTTCACCTGCTTGATTTACAATTCCGGGTTTATAAGATACTATATTTTTCCCATCTTTGCTTTGTTTTCCATGTATTACAGTTGCATATCTTAATGTTTCAGGGGCTAATTCATCAGGAAATTTCATTCTATCTAATAATTCGTTGTGTTCTTCCACTCTTCCCCCATAATTGTGTAGAGTAGTGAAAGCTTCTTTAGATGTTAAAGGGTCTTTAGCCTTGTTTATAATAGTATCATTATAATTTACAAAGGTAGTTAAGAAGTCTATTTCAGTATCTGATTTAAAAAATAGTTCTTTTTTAAGCTCAGGTATTTTTATTTTTATTTCTTCCTGAGTTTCCTTTGCATTCTCTTTCTCGTCTTCCTCAGCTTTCAATAAATCAAAAGAAGCTGATTGATTAACACCCTTTTCACATACAGTTACTTCAGCTAGTTCCATATCATCTACTCTCATATATGGTACTAAACCTTTCTGTACATTTTCTATTTTAGTAGCACTTCCTGCAATGGAATAGCTTTTTAGCTTTCCTTCGTTTACTTGTTCCATGACTCTCTTAGCAATTCGAGTATCATCTCTTATTTCACAGACAAAGAACAAGCCTTTATCGTCTACACCACTTTTAAATATCTGTCCACCTTTGCTTATATAAGCAGGTAAACACCATCCTACTTGAACATCAGAGTGTAAAACCATTGCATTTCTAGTTCTAAAACTCTTCATATAGTTTCCAAAAGCTTTCTTTAAAGCATTTGAAGTAATCATATGACCTTCTCTATCGATTAATTCAACAGAGGCCGGTCCTCCAACTACCATAGGTTCTCCATCTAGGAGAGGTTTAGCAGCTTCGGTATATTCAGGGCTATCAGGAAAAGCTCTTGATAGAGTTAATATCTCAGCTTTCGAGGCTATTCCTGCTTTAAATAATTTTTTATATTCTTCTAAAGCTCCCCCAATTTCATCCATTGTAGTTCTTCCATCAGTTGCTTTCTCTAATGGAAGAATTTCAGCATCATCTTCTACGAATTGGTATAAAGCTTTAGACCAAGTATCTTTATCTATTTCAGTTGTCATAAATTAATCCTTTAACCACTAGCTATAAATAGTTCTACGTCTATAGCATTACTAGCAGGGTCTACTTCAATACTAGATACATCTGTCATTGTTCCGAAACTTGGGTCTGTATCAGCTTCGGCTAACATTAAAGTATCAGGACTTCCTAATACATGGCTTTCTCCTGCTCCAAGTTCTACCATATAGTTTGTTGCTGCTCCTATTACCCCTAATTCTAATGCATTAGTATCATCTTTATTTGTTATTCTGATATATTTAACATCTTCCACATCCAATGCCCCTGCTGCTCCATATACATTAGAATTAAAAGAAGCAATAACTGTAACATTACTTGCAGGGCAAGTTACTATTCTTTTCATTACTTCGTTAACACTAGATATAGTTAAGCTGTTTGACGAGCCTTGATCGTAACCATTTAAGGTTACTGCTTCAGTAATTGTTACTGTTAATGTCGCTGCTGAAATTGTTGAAGCCATAAATTATTCTCCTTATTATCCTGAATGAATTCCCCAAACAACTCCACTAACTGTGGGAGTATTTTGGGCTGCTATGACCGAAACTTTATTCCTAAAGTCTAATGGCCATTGTGAGTAAAACTCGTTGGGGCCTGCATTTGCTGCAGCACCGGGGATTGATATTCCTGTCGCTGTTGTAGCTGTTTGATCTAAAGCCACATATACTATATCAGCTGCTGTAGTAGATTCATTTCTAATAAAAATTCCTCTTATTACTTCAATTCCAGCTCTTCTTCTTGATTTAGTTGTTTCAGCTGTTCCTTCCCACTCATAATTAAGTCCTTGAGCTCCGTCAACATAGTCAACTACGTTTCCATCTGCTCTTTGTTCTACATGAATTTTATCTGTATACCAATTTATATTGTGTTGAGTTTGTGATAAAACAGCTATTCTGTAAGCTGCTGGGTCACTTGTTTTAGGTAGCTTATAAACTACTGATATTTTAACGAAACCTGTAGTTAAGCTATGTGTATCTGATGTAGCTAAAGCAGTTCCACTTGAATCCTGTATTTGTATATGTACAGTTCCACTTGCAGAAGCCCCTCTGACTTCACAAGTAGCCATTAGGAAGCTTTCCCCTTGATTATAATTAGCTGCTAATGTATCTGATGTCCAATAGAAGCCTTCTCCTGCTGCTGAGTTTGCAGGATTAACTAGTAAGGAAGCTGCTCCTGAAGACGACTGTCCTGTATCTCTTGAGATAGCAGAGCCTGTAGCAGTATACATAGTAATACCTGAATCTTCGATTCTTGGGTTAGTTACCAAATTTACAGAAGGTATTCCTCTGTCTACAGTAAAAAGAGTCGAAGCAGTTGTAGAAGTTGCAGCTCTAAAGGGATAGTATTTAGTGATAGCATGTACACTAGTCCTAGTGCTTGGGTCTCTTTCCCAACCATGCCAACCCTCTGAAAAATTAAATTCGGACATTTGATCTCCTCATATATATAAATATGTACTGTTTGAATCACCAACGATTACATTGATGATTCAATACAATACTCTAAATTAATTATTAATGACCTAGTATAAAAGCTCTTATGCTGGTCTGTAATGACAAGTTTCCTGTTGCTTGTACTTCAGCTGATTCTGATCTATCACTTACTACTGTAGATGTATGAACGGATACATCAGCGTTACTTGGTGTTACCAAGAGCCACTTATCATAAGTGTTAGAAGCATTGTCATCAAAGTAAACAGCTACTCCATTAGATGAAGCAGAGTCGTCATTGAACAAAGTTAAATAAGAACCATCACTCAAAGGAACATATAAGTCAGTTTCTGTAGTGTCGTTATCGACTAAGAACTTAGCTCCTGATAAATCAGTATCTCCATTCTCGTCTACATAGACTTGAAGTCCATTAGTAGAAGCTGCGTCATCATCCCACATAGTACCTGTAGCACTATTGGAAGAAGTACCTGTAAAGTAAACAGTAGCGTTATTAGCTGTAGTTGATTCTAAATGAGCTATTTTTCTATCTGCATCTGTTCCTATTGTATCAATATGAGCATATACAGCTACTCCATTAGAAGCTGCTGAATCGTCATCTTTTATTTTTACAGGAAGAGGAGCTACTCCATAAGCTTTTACTTTACTGTTTGTATAGTCATAAGCAAATTTCATTCCATCAGTAGGTTCTATTTGAGCTAATACAATTTGATCAAATCCAATGTCGCTAGCAGTTAGTGATTCACCACCTGTAGCGTATGAAGAGTCGAATGTAATCTCAATTACCTTATATTTTAAGTCACCTATAACTCCTGATGGATAGTCTACTCCATTAGATGACGTTGTTATTGATAATGCCATTTATTTCCCCCTAATATTTAAGGTTAAATTTTTATTAATAAAAAGATATTTATAAGGGGTAGATCAATTCCACCCCTTATAAAATATGTTTTAGCTGTTTAAGTCAGCAATCTTTGCTTGTACAAAGAAGTTGTGACATCTCATTTCACCCATAGTGTAAAGAAGACCTCTTACAACCAAAGCATTGGCTGCGAAGTAGTCTCTATTCTCAACATACTGAGTAGGTTGAGCTATAGCGATTTCGAGATAGTCGGTATCCAAAACGTAAACGTTTGAACCTAAAGCAGTATCTGAAGAGTTAATTGACTTCGGAGTATCTGCATCAGGTAGTATTGGAATACCCTGATAAGTTGCAAGAACAAGACCTGTTCTAGTACCGGGGAAAGTCTTTTCTGATCCGACACCAACTTGGTATTCTTCTTGTCCCATATACCTCTGTTGAGAGTTTAATAATCTCTCTAGCTTGAAGTACTGATCATGACCCATGATGATTACTTTAGGTTCACCACCA